CTTTAGTATAGAATCTTATTCCTCCTGCATAGGAACCTATACCTGTATCATTTGAGGTACCTCCTTCCCATCCACCACTATTACCAAACCATGAACTTGCAGTTGCGTTTTGTCTAGTTAAAATACCTCCGCCTCCACTTGTAGAACCATTTGATATTGATATAAAATCGTAAGTTGCTGTACCTCTTACATCTAATAAAGAACTTGGACTACTCGTTCCGATTCCAACGTTACCATTGCCGTCTATTCTTAATCTTTCAACAATTGCAAATGGAGTTAGTGCTTGTCTAGCTTCAATAGCGAAGTAAGGATTTGAACCTGATATTACTCCTGAAACTAAATTTACTCTTGAACTAACACTAGCTGCTTGAGTTATTCTTATTCTTGTTTGTTGAGAAGTTCCAGCTACTTCAGAACTAAATACTTCAAGTACTTCATTAGGACTTGTAGTTCCAATACCAACAATTCCACTACTACTAACAAACAATCCATTTGGGTTCATAGTTACAGAACCACTAAACACGTGAGTATTAGCTAATAAACTTCCAAAACGAGTTGAACCAGTTACAAAATCAACACTTGACGTTATCGTCTGCACCACCAACGTTTGTGCTGTTAAATTACCTGCTACAGTTAATGTATTTGCAAACGATGCTGTTTGAGCAGAAACTGCATTTGATGCAGATTGTGCTAAAGCAACAAATGATGCTGTTGAAGCAAACGATGATGAAGTAATTGAACCTGAAATAGTAATGCTACCTGAGGTATTAATACTGCCACTTACACTTACATTACCTAGTACTACTAGTGAACCTGTTACGACTGGAAAATATGAGATCATTATTATTTATTTTTTTAGTTTTAGCTGCAATGATAAGTACAACCTATAAATGCTTTTTTATATGTTTGTCCTTCAAATTCAAATTCTTCACATACATATAGATTATCATTGTTTAGATCAAAGTTACAATCCATTGTAGATTTTGCTACTGTGTAGTTATGTAATAAATCATCGTTTTGTTTTCTACCATATCCTGGTATAGTCGAAGAACAAATATAATCTCCATTTTCAATATTACCATTGATATTAGTTACCCAAATAGCTCCTTCACCTAATCCGTTTATACGAATTACATTTTCGCCTAATCTATCACCCCATTCTGTATTGTTATCTGTTTCAACAGTACCGTTTGTATTGTAATTATCATTTTTAACGTTTGTAACAACACCCCAAACCGCTTTATCCTGATCTGTATCTGTTAATTTGATTTCTGGTAATGCTTCTGAGATTTGAATTGCATCTTTTCCTGTAGTTACTTCTTGAGTAATTGGATTTACTGAGTAGTAAGTACCTGTGGAGCTAACAATTAATCCAATATAATTTTGTATGTTTGTTTTTAAATCTAAATTAATTGGTTTATTACCGTGTTGGCCTGTAAAGTATGGACTTCCAGATAAAGTAACTCTATAATTAGTGCTTGAACTTCTACCGTATAAATAAAAAGTTGCACCTGAAAGAGTTGGTATTAAACCTGCACCTGTATTAACTTGGTCTAAAAATATTTTTGAATTAGCATCACTTGCATCAATTAGGTTTGCAGTAAAACCAATATTACCTATCCTCACTCTTTCTGTCGCACCTGTTTCAAAAGATATTTGAGAGCTATTAGATGCTATAAATCTATTTCTGTTAAAAGGAGAACTACCAACATAAACAGCAGGTATTATATAAAGCATAACAGCACTATTTGTGCTATCATTAAAATATAAACCATTACCACCACCAGGGTTAAAGTTTATTCGTACATCACCACTACTGAATATTCTTATTCTTTCGGTAGTACTAGAAGCACCATCAGCTGTAGTAGAAAACACTAATCTACCTGGCATATCACCTGTTCCAGGAGTACCATCAACTTCTGCCCTAATATTTGCAGCATCAGTAAGTCCAGTTCCTCCTGTTGCACCTACCCAAGTTATATTACCTAAATTATCTCCATTTGCAACAATTGTATTTCCACCAATAGTACCATTTCTTGATTTAACTAAATAAAAGTTTGGACCAAAAGCATTATCAGAAAATCTTGAAATATCTAATAAGTTATAAGTAGTAGATGAAATACTTAATTTATTAGTTAAACTATTTAATGATACACCTGATGGATTATTTATAAATACGTCACCACCATTTGTGATAGTCATTCTCTCTGTTGGAGTTATATCTGTTCCATTTGCAACATTGGTTGCACTATCCGAAAAGAATGCAATAGAACCATTACTATATCCAACAGCTATTGCTGCCCTTGACATTGAAGTACCAAAACTTGAAGCAAAAGCTGCTGTATTACTTCTTTTATAACCTGAAGCAATAACGGTAGCAGCACTATTTCTTTGACGAAATAAAACGGCATAAGCATTACCTGAACCTTCTGACCATGCATAATTAGATGTTGCTGGTAAAGATAATCCAGTTGGTCCTAAATCTGTTATTCCTATACCAACATTACCACTTGAGCTAACAAATAACCCTCCAGGATTTACTGTTAATGAACCACTAATAACATGAGAATCAGTCAAAGCATTTCCTAAGTTTACTCCGTTAGCATTTACTTGCAACTCAGTTCCTGTAGTTGTTACAGTTAATGAACCAGTTAAATTCATTGACCCAGTAAATGTATGAGTATTTGCTAATAAACTTCCAAATCTAGTTGAACCCGTAACAAAATCTACAGATGAAGTAATTGTCTGCACTACTAATGTAGCAGCAGTAATAGAACCAGTAACTACTAAGTTACTATTTACAGTTTGAATACCTGCAAAGGTATTGCTACCTGTAGTAGCATAAGTTCCATTTCTAATGTTTTGAGATGCTGTATATGCGTTTAACGAAGTTAAACTAGCGGCTGAACTGGTGATGCTTGAGACATCTGTGCCGTTAACTGTAAATGAACCTGTTAATATGGGATTGTGTATAATCATCTTATTCTAAATATTTTTGTTTTATGCTCTATTAATTACATTTGCATTCACACAACCAAAAGCTGTTGTATTCCAGTTAATTGTTATTGTAGTTCCACTTGCTGTTATGCTATTAATAAAAGTAGTACCATTTAGTGCTGTATTTACTGTATTGATTACCCAAGTCCCTCCTATACCTCTATAAGCATTTACTAATACTGATGAACCATTTGCACCATCACTTAATCCAAGTATTTGTAATTGAACAGATAATCCTCTACCTGAAAAATTGTAATTTGGTAGTATTGTAGCTAAGTTAACTGCCCAACTTGTTCCGCCATATTCAGCAGATACTGCATTACCATACTGCCCAGCAGTAGCTCCTGGTGAGTTGGATGTCATGATATTAGTTCCTAAATAAGAACTACCATAAACAAACAGATCACCGTTTGCCATATTAAGACTAAGTCTTTCAGCAGAACTAGTAGTATCATTACCAGATAATACTCTGAATCGATTCTGATAGTTGTCTAAATGACTAGCTGAAGCATATGATGTGCCTCTTTGTAATATTAATTGTCCACCTTCATTTGCACCAAAAGCACCTAAATGTAAATTGGCTTCGGAGCCTATGTTTGTAGTTCCTATACCTACGTTACCATTTCCATCTATTCTTAATCTTTCAACTATATCAAATGGAGAAGCAGATTGTCTAGCTTCAATAGCAAAATAAGGATTTGACCCTGATATTACCCCTGAAACTAGATTAACTCTTGAACTAACACTAGCTGCTTGAGATATTCTTATTCTTGTTTGTTGAGAAGTTCCAGCTACTTCAGGACTAAATACTTCAAATACTTCATTAGGGCTTGTAGTACCAATACCAACTCTACCACTAGCACTAACAAATAATCCTCCAGGATTCATAGTAACAGATCCGCTAAACACGTGTGTGTTTGAAAGTAAAGATCCAAAACGAGTAGATCCAGTCACAAAATCAACAGACGAAGTAATTGTTTGTACAACTAACGTTTGTGCTGTTAAATTACCTGCAACTGTAAATGCATTTGCAAATGATGCTGTTTGTGCGTTTGATGCACTAAGTGCATACGATGCTGATGCAATAGAACCTGATAGCGTTATACTGCCTGAGGCAATTATATTGCCTGTTACTGTTAGTGAGCCTGATATTGTAGGTGAGTTAAGTATCATATTATTTATTTTCTAATTCTTGTACGCGTGCTTCTAATTCTTGAATTGCTTTTACTAGGACTGGAATTAAATAGTCTGGAGTTAAAGTTAAAATATCACTTCCATCTTCAAATTTATCACCATTTGGTTGTACCATTTCTGGAATTAATGGTTGTAAATTTTGTGCTTTAAATCCTAGTCTCTTTGTTGCAGTATCTTCTTCCCAGTTAAAATGATATTTTACAGGTTCTATTTGTAATACTTCAGCTAATCCTTGTGTTGTTTCAAAATTCTTTTTTAACCTTTGATCTGATGAACCATTAGTCCAGGTAGTACCTCCATTATTTACAAAAGGTCCTCTAGTTGCTGATACTGTAGCACCAGCTGAGCCTGCACCTGCTGTGTAAGTGTCTACTCTACCAATACCAAAATAAATGTATGATACATAGTCATTTGCTTCGTATTGAATTGTAGAAGTAGATGTAAATCTCATATTGTATCCAATTGCAGGATAATCAGTACCACTTGATTGAGCACCTGCAAAGAAGTTACCAGCTCTGAATGCATTTCCATTATTATTTGTTGCATTAATGTACAGTGTAGTTGCTGTTGGTGAACTTGTACCAATACTTACTCTACCATCATTTGTAACACGCATTCTTTCCGCAGCATTTGTATGAAACACAATTCTACCACCAGTACCATTTGAACGAATCATTAAAGGCTCACTTGATGCTTCCCATGAATCGATTACACACTCATTAGCAGTTGTATATAATTGTAATGCTCTTGTATTATCAGTACGATAGACATTTAATACATTACCACTACGAACTTCTGTATTGCCGCCTGAGGTAATTCTCATTCTCTCTGTATTATTAGTAGAGAATATCCAAGGCTTGTTATCAATCATATGAATGTATCCAACAGCACCATCTAAACCAAGATAAGCACCTTGTGTTGATAATGTTTGATTTGCTAAAGCAATAGATATTAAAGAATTTGCGTTTGTTCCTCTTACTCCTAGCTGGTAACCTAAATTAGGGGCACCATTTGTTGTAGCATTTATTAATAATTCACCACCGCTTGTGATACGCATACGTTCTGCTCCGTTATTATGAAATAACATATCATCCGCTAACTGATTGTTAATCCAAAATTTACCATCTGCACCACCATACCCAATATAACCCATATCACCGCTACCATTTGCCCATTGAACATAGTTTCTACCTGCTGCAATAGATGTTTGTATGCGGAGATTTTGTCCAGATGAAGCAGAACTTTGAATATGCAAATTTGCATTTGGAGTTGTTGTTCCAATACCTATATTTCCACTACTACTAACAATTAATGTACTTGAATTTATTCTTAAACTACCACTAATAACGTGAGAATCAGTTAAAGCATTTCCTAAGTTTACACCTGTAGGATTAACTTGAAATTCAACCCCAGTAGTTGTTACAGCTAAACCACCAGTTACGTTTAATGAACCAGTAAAGGTATGTGTATTTGCTAATAAAGATCCAAAATTTGTAGAACCTGTAATTGAACTAATACTAGATGTAATAGTTTGAACAACTAATGTTTGTGCAGTAATTGTACCTGTTGTGGTAAAACTACCTGATGTAGATAGTGATCCTGTCACTATAACATTACCTCTACTTATTACTCCGTTACGAGCTATGAATTCTCCTGGCATTATATTGTGCTCCGATTCGCTATCCTCAGAGCTGGGGTTTTATATAAATATTTTACAACGCGTGTAGGTTGTATTTATTTTTGGTTTGTCCTAATATTTGTTTACTTAATCCACCAACACCAACATTATAGTAATGTGCAGCTTCGTTTAGTGAATTAAAAATCATATTATTATCTAAACATATAAGTTTTTTAGTATATTTTACAAGACCTATATGAGCTTGAGACATTTTCTGTTTTGTTTCTTCTGATCTTTTTATTCCTTTTCTAGATTGAGACATTTTTAATTTAGCTTCTTCTGACATTGGTCCTACAATCATTCCTTTTCTAGCGTTTGGTTTACCCATTTTAGATTGAGACATTTTCTGTTTAGATTCTTCAGTATGTTTTTGTCCTTTTTTAAGAGCTGAAATTTTATCTTTTACTTCTTGACTTCTAGGTCCACCTCCTTTATCATGCATTTCACAAAATAATACCTGGGTCCAGTCATTATTTGCTTGGTCTAGATAATATTGTTTCCAGTATATTTCACGTTCATCTAAATTTTCTACTAAACATTCTTCAATAATTTCAAACACATGATTATCAAAGCCATGTTTTGCTAATGAATTATATATTTTAGGACCCATGCTTGGTCTATTTAAAACTCTATAAACACCCCATCTTCTGGGAATGTTTATAGATTGTCCTATATATACCTTATTTGTTGGGGATAATATTTTATAAATTCCTATCATGTTAAATGAAAGTAGCTGTTGATTTTATACGCCAACCAGATGTGTTAGTTTGGAAGTTTAATTGTGCTTCACCTGATACAATTGCTACCGAAGCAGTTACTGCATTTGTGTTACCAATATCGTTTGTTGATACGTCCATAAATTCTGTTGTTCCACCGTTCCATACAGCACTTACTTCACCTGCTCTAGCGTTTGAACCGCTAGCTACAGTGTATTTGAAGAATGCTGCTGTATAAGATCCTGTAGCTTGAGTAAACAAGTTGTTAGATCCAACAATTGATGAGTTTACTTGAGCATAATCCATCAATGATTGGTCTAATCTAATAGTACTTTGTACTACAAAATTAGATCCGCTTGATGCAAATGATGCACTTACAGTATTATCTTGTAATCCGTTTATACCACTAAAGTTAGCAATTGCTCTACCTGTTTGTGCTGATGCGAAATGCAATTCAGCATTATCTGTATCGATTGCTCTAATGTTTGCAGGTATAATTACAAAATCATTAGAATCATAAACTTCAAATGCTGGGTATTTAGTATTCAATCTGTGATTGAATGACCAAGTTGTAGCAGCTGAAGTTTGAATTAATGTTGAAGTAGATCCTGTAATGTACAATCCACCACCATTTGACATTATAGCAAATCCTGATTGAGCGTAATCAAATCTGATTTCTGCTGTAGATCCATCTATACCAACAATATCATTTGGAATGATTTGTTTGTAAGTTGAATCGTAAACTTGTACAATTGGATTTCTTGTACCCATGTTGTGGGTAAAGCTCCAAGTTGTAGCAGCTACTGATTGGCTAAACTGTACTGTGTAACCAGGAGAGTTTAGAGCATATGAAGCAGTACCTAACAAACTACCTGTTAATGAACCTGTAAAGTTAGTTACTCTTGTAAAATCAGCAAATGATCCTGATACTAATAAACTACCAGTTATTACAGCTGAACCACTGAATGGGAAACCAGCTCCACTACCACCTGAACCACTCATACCACCTACTGATGCAACTGCTCTACCAGCTACTGGTACAGGGAAGTAAATTAATGATCCTGTAGATGATACTGCAACTATTCTTTCTGGTACTACTACTTCATTATTTGAATCAAATACTTGGAATATTGGATATTGGTTATTCAAGTTGTGAGCGAATGACCAAGTAGTTGCTGCTAAAGATTGATTATAAACTACGTTAGAACCAGTTACTGATAATGTACCACCCATACTTGCTACAGCATAACCTGCTGTTGCAATACCAAATCCTATTTCTACAGTTGATGCGTTTGAAGACGAAATAAACTGTGGTGTAATTTGATTAAATGATGTATCGTAAACTTGTACTAATGGGAATCTAGTATTTAAACTGTGGTTGAAAGTCCAAGTTGTAGCAGCTACACTTTGTGTAAATGTAGTTGTTAAACCTGCAGTTCCACTTCCACCTCCACCTGTAATAGTAAATGAAGCTGTATTACTTGCTACTGATACACTTACACCAGCACCTGTGAAATCAAAGTATGAAGCTGAACCTTGTAAGATACCTTCATCTGCAATTGAAATTGCACTAATTCCACCTCCACCACCTCCGTTTGCAGCAAAGGTTGCATATGAAGCTGTTAATGAGTAAGAAGCACTATTTGCAAAATCTGCAAATGCAGCACTTACAGCATTTTGAATACTACCACTCCAGTAACTTGCTGTTTGAGCTAATGTTACAAATGAAGCAGTTTGAGCTGTTTGAATAAATGATGCTGTAGATGCGAATGAAGCTGATGCTACATTGTTAATAGTAACTGTTGAAGTTGTACCATTTCCTAATGTAAACCCAATAGTATCATTTAAAGGAACATTAAGAGCAGCATTTACAATAGCATTTGGAGTGAAGCTTGCTGTACTAGCAAATGATGCTGTAGATACAGACATTGAAGCTGTTTGGTTAGTTAATATTACATTTGAATTATTAACTGCTAATGAACCTGTAACTGAAACACTACCAGTTAATACTTGAGTGTTAGCTAAATTATTTCCAAATACATTTGATCCTGAACTATAAACAACACTAGATGTAATTGTTTGAACAACTAATGTTTGAGCTACTAATTGACCACCTACTGTAAAGGCATCTGAATAAGAAGCAGTTGCAGCATATGAAGCACTTAAAGCATTATTTATTGAACCACTCCAGTAACTAGCACTTTGAGCATTTCTAACAAATGATGCTGTTGAAGCGAATGATGATGAAACTGCTACTAATGCATAAGATGCAGTTGTAACATTGCCACCTTGAGATGCTACAGCATATCCTGTTCTAGGAGAACTAAAGTATATTAATGCGCTTGATGTGTTTACAGCATTGATTCTGTTAGGAATGATTACATCATTGTTAGAATCAAATATTGTAAATACAGGGAATTGAGTATTTAAATTATGTGTGAATGACCAAGTTACGTTAGCAACACTTTGAGTTAAAACAGAGTTTCCACCTGCTTGACTACTACCAGCACCTCCTGGAATATTAATTGAAGCTGTACCATTTGATACTGTTGCTGTTACTCCATTACCAACAAAGTCGATATATGAAGCAGTACCTTGAGTAATACCTTCATCTTGGATATATAAAGCACTTAATCCACCTCCACCACCGCTTCCTGCATTTAATGCAAATGAAGCAGTTTCAGCAAATGAAGCTGATCTTGCTAATTGAGCAAATGAAGCACTTACTGCATTTTGGATATAGCTTGCAGTACTTGCAAATGTAGCATTTAAAGCGTTTTTAATTGAACCACTCCAATAAGAAGCAGTTTCTGCAAATGATGAACTTAAAGCATTATTAATACTACCACTCCAGTAGCTAGCACTTTGTGCTAATGTTACAAATGAAGCTGTTTGAGCATTTAACACGCTCATTGAACTAGTTTGGTTTGTAAGTATTACATTTGAATCATTTACAGCTAATGAACCACTCACACTTACTGAACCAGTAAATTGATGAGTGTTAGAACTTATTGATCCAAATTTAGTTGAACCTGTTACAAAATCAACTGATGAAGTAATAGTTTGAACAACTATTGTTTGAGCGGTTAATGTACCTCTTACTAAGAAATCATCTGCTGAAGATGCTGTTGTAGCGTTTGTAGCCCAACTAGCAGTTCCAACTAAAGAACCACTAAATGATCCTGTATTATATGAACCACTAAATGCTAAGAAGCTAGAACTTAATAAGCCTATAGATGCACTTAGTGATTGTGTTGTATTATAAATTGATGCTGTAGCTGCATATAATGAAGCTGTAGCTAAATTCAATGAAGCTGTTGCTAAATTTAATGAAGCAGTAGCACTATAAAGCGAAGTAATCGTGCTATTATTACTTGAAGTATAAGCATTAATTGATGCACTAAATGCGTTTATTGACGCTGTATGCGCTAATATACTAGCTGTTTCTGCATACAATTGAGTAATAGTTCCATTATTAGATGCTGTGTAGCTGTTAATAGATGCTGTGAAAGCATTTATTGAAGCACTAGCTGCGTATAATGAAGCTGTAGCTAATTGTAATGATGCTGTTTGAGCATATATTGCTAAAATAGTAGTGTTATTAGATGCTGTGTAAGCATTCATGCTAGCACTAAATGCATTTATTGATGCTGTATGAGCTATAAAGCTAGAGCTTAAAGCATTTAAATCAGCATCTGTAGCAAATGTAGCATCTAAACTAGAGCTAAATGCCTCTAAACTTACTAATCTTGTGCTTACAGAGCCTGAATCTATTTTAGCTGAAGATGTATAAGAATTTATGGATGCTGTAAAGGCATTTATTGAAGCGCTTGCTGCATACAATGAAGCAGTAGCTGCCTGTATTGAAGCAGTTTCAGCATACAATGCTTGAATTGTAGTATTGTTACTAGCAGTATAAGCGTTTATTGAAGCACTAAATGCATTAAATGAAGCTGTTTCAGCACCAAATGATCCAGTTGATACAAATGATGTTGAATCTAAACCATCTAATAAATTAGCATTTACAGCATATGATGAAGTTAAACTATTAACTACACCATCTGTAACAGCTAATGATCCGCTTATAGAAACACTACCTGTAAATTGATGAGTATTAGAGCTTAAAGTTCCAAAACGAGTAGAACCTGTAACAAAATCAACTGATGATGTTATTGTTTGAACATTAATTGTTTGAGCAGTTAATGTACCTCTTACTAAGAAATTATCAGCACTAGATGCTGTAGTAGCGTAAGACGAGCTTGTAGCTGTTGCACTATATGAAGCAGATAAAGCATAAGATGATGATAAAGGATTACTATTAATCCAGTTTCCACCATCATATATTAATGCCTGGCCATTAGATGGTGTTGTTACAACTACATCAGCTAAATTCTCTAGTCTTTGAACTACAGCTCCTCCACCCGCTGATCCTCCTGCTATGTTTCTAAATATACCAGCATTAATTATTCTATTATTTACATTATCTGTTAGGCTATTTGTTTGTCCTTTTAAAACTAAATAACCAACAAACACTAATGATTTAGCTGTAAATTCACCTTCAGTAAATGAATCTGTTGCTAAGTATTGTAAAGCATTTAATAATGTTGTATAAACATTTTGACCATAATAAACAACAGTTCTACCTGTTACCGGATTAGCAAATACTCTTTGAATTTGCCAGTCACCTGAAGACATTGTGTTTAATGTACCTGTGCCATCATCCCAATAATCAGGATCTACTGCATTATAAAAAGCACCTCCATTATTATCTAAATAAACACCAGAACCTGATCTCCAGGCTCTAGCAATAGATGCTGTTGCAAACCCATTTGATTCATAGTGGGATGGGCTGTTTGGATCTTGTGAGTAGAAACCTCCTAAGTTATAAGCTATACCATCTCCAACTCCAAATCTTAAAGATCCTGTTTGTGCATTAATCGAAAATCCACTTACTTTAATAGGCCCAAATGCTCTAATAAAGTCATTTTGTTGAGTATCACTATCGTATGTTGTTTGAACGTTACTACCATAACCAGTAATAGATACATAGTTTGGATGGGTAACTCTACCTAATGGTATTGCTTGTTCGTATTGAGTTTGATTAAAGAATGATGTTTGTTGGAATATACTTCCACTAGCATCAACATATAAATAAGTATTTTGAGAAGATGTTAAGTTTTGAACAGATGCAGTATAAGGACCCCATTTTACATAAGTAAAGATAGGACTAATTTCTGATCCAGTACTAGCATTATTATTATTAATAATACCAGAGCCTGGTTTTACAAAAATTGTACTACCACTATAAGATATAGTACCTCCATATAATAAGCCTGTAGATATTCCTCCTTCTAACCATTTAAATTTAACTAAATTATTTTGTTGGCGATAATATAAGTCAAATCCGGTTGATGTATTTGAACCTGAGGTAAATAAGTATGAAGAAGTTTCATTGAAATTTCCTGGGTCAATAGCTGGGTTTAATTTTAAAACACCTCCTATATTAACATCGGATGATGCTGTAATAGATCCTACCATTCCTATAGATCCAGACATACTGATGGAGCCAGTTAATGTAGTAAGACCTTGTAAAGTATTATTACCTATTTGAATAGTAGAACCAGTTACATTAAGTGATCCTGTTAATGTAGTAGAACCAACTAGTGTATTTGAACCACTAGTAAATAAACTACCAGTTACTGTTTGATTACCTTTAAATACATTTGAACCTGTAGTTGCATAAGTGCCGTTTAATACAAGTTGAGATGCTGTAAAGGCATTTATTGAAGCACTTGCTGCATACAATGAAGCAGTAGCGTTATAAATTGATGCTGTAGCATTATAAATTTGAGCTATAGTTGCATTATTAGATGCAGTATAAGCATTTATTGAAGCACTAGCTGCATATAAAGAAGCTGTAGCATTTTGAATATCAACTATTGTAGCATTAGTACTTGCAGTATAATTTAATATAGAAGCACTAAAATTGTACAAAGATGCTGTTGCATTTTGAATTTGAGCTATTGTAGCATTAGTACTTGCAGTGTAATTGTTAATTGAAGCACTAAAATTATACAACGATGCTGTTGCATTATAAATTGAAGCAGTAGCATTGTATAAAGATGCTGTAGCTCTGTTTAATGATTCAGTTGCTAAGTTAATAGATGCTGAAGCTGCTTTTAATGAAGCTGTCTCATTATATAATTGAGCAATAATATCATTATTACTTGCAGTATAAGCATTGATTGATGCACTGAAATTGTATAATGAAGCTGTAGCTCTATTTAATGATTCTGTAGTTAAATATATTGATGCTGTTGCATTATAAATTGATGCAGTAGCATTTTGAATTTGAGTTATTGTAGCGTTAGTACTTGCAGTATAAGAATTCATACTAGCACTAAATGCATTTATAGAAGCAGATGCTGCATATAATGAAGCAGTAGCATTATAAAGAGAAGCTGTAGCTGAATAGATTGAAGCAGTAGCTAAAAGTATTGATGCACTTGTTTGCTCTAAATTTAAAGTACGAGTACTAAATGAAGAACTATCGTTAATGTAATTTCTACCATTTACAATTA